CAAACCTGCTTTCAGTGATCCCCAAGTGCCATTTCCTCTTAGTTGACCTACAATAAGAATACCTGCAGACCCAGACTTTGCTACAACAGCCACGGCACTTGAACCAGTTGCTGGTTGTGTTGTCGTTAGTCCTCCAGTTGAACCAACATATAAAATATTTCCTGATGTATAAGATGTTGTGTTTATATTACTAAACACTCCAGAAATAACAACAACCCCCTCTGTACCAGAAGCCATTGTAGACTGCGCTAGCCCAAGTATTGGAAAAGTGTTTAGGTTTGTTGCCTGTGATTTTGCAACGGTAGTCTTAACATCAAAACCAGTTATGTACACTGGGTCACCTTTAGTAATTGATGATCCGCTTACATTTTTTACCTCTATGGTATGTGCAGATAATCCAATGCTTGGAAGAACTAATTCTAATTGTTCTGCCAATGACTGAATGTCCTCATGAACATTAACTGGATCAGTTATTAGAGGATATGGTAAATCATATGTTGGAGTTACGCCTGTAGCCATAGTCTTTCTATTATACCACTTCAATCCCTGCAAAATAAATAAAATAAAAAAATATTAGCAAAAGTTGCTTTCTAGGGCAAAAACATGTTATACTTGGATTATGCTACTAAACGGTAGCAATTGTTCTCTAGGAGGTATATTTTATGAGAAGAGACAAGATGGCTTGGATTGGAATCCTATCTTTGGTTGGACTGGTGGCTCCTGTTAGCAATGTTGCTAATGCGGATGACCTTTCAACTAATAATAATTTAATAAGTAAACCTGCAGAAGTTGAGAGCGCCGACCCCAAGTCGGCTTTTTTGGTTTCTAAGGCAAAAATGTTAGAGCGTTTTGAGAATAAGACAAACCTTACAGATGGAGAGTTAAAGACTCTTTTATCTTTGGTTGGTTTTAAGGGTAGGGATCTTGTTGTTGCTTGGGCTGTTGCCAAGAAAGAATCTAATGGAAGACCTTTAGCATTCAACGAAAATTACAAGACAGGTGACTCCTCTTATGGAGTTTTTCAAATAAATATGATCGATGATTTAGGGCCAGACCGTAGAACTAGGTTTGATCTTGAATCTAATGCTGAACTATTCAACCCAGTCAAGAATGCTGAAATTGCATACTATATGACAAGTGGTGGAGATGACTGGTCCTCATGGAAGGGTATTACCCCAAGGACTAAGTTTTGGATGAGTAAGTTTCCTCACTAATAGAGTTTATAGGGATTGCCACTTCAGGTAGTCCCTATATTCTCCGTGATGAATAACCTTTGAATCGACCCACCAATCTTCATGGAAAGATCTTTGTACTAAAGAATATCCAAAAGAATCAAGTATCTCTCTTTGAGCATCTCGAATACTTGTATTTCTCCAATACATATTTGCATCATGTTCAAAGGTAATTAAGGTAAATCTATATAGGTTTAGTGGTATTGCAATTAGGCCTTGAAGTGTCCAGTGATTGTTTCCAACTGGTCTACCATAAAGATCATACCCAGCATCAATATCTACTTGCAAATAATCAATTTGTTTTGGAAAGTTGTTTTTTTCAAAATAGTCAACATAATTAAAATTAAGGGCATCGCCAAAGCAAGGGTTTTTTCTGTTTAAATTAAACTCATCTTTCATAGAGTCTATGATTTCAAAAGAAACACCAGACCAGTCATACTCTTGCTCCAACTGCCAAGTATTGTTTCCATTACTATAGTGTGCTGCCCCTAGTTCAACATAGTGACCGTTTTTCTTTTTATTTAGAATATCAATAATAAATCTTTCTTGGTCTGTAATATTGTGCTCTGTCATGTAAATAGATCTCCCCTTAGTTTAGTTGCTAATTCTGTTGTTCCGTGTACAAAAACCGTAGAAAAATATCTTATGCTATCGCTTAAAACTGGCAAAGAACCATGCAATACATTTCCACCGTGAATATACAAAGATCCCGCCTTTGGCTTTATTGTTAAATTTAACTCTGGATATTCTAACTCTCCACCATCATAATCGTCATTATAGTATAAGCAAAACCCATATCCAATGTAGTATGGAATATCTGGGATCCACTGATCTCTATGAGGCTTTATAAAGTCTCCTACTTTATATCTGCTTAAGTGCATCTTTGATGGATAGTAGGAGTAAGATTCTAGCAGTGATCTCATTTTTTCATTTATTGTATCAAGAACTGTTCTATCCATGAGAAGTAAGTTTTTTCCATACCAGAAGTCTGGTGTCTTGTGCTCATCGTTTAACTCTTTGTCAAGCCAATCTTCTTCTGTGACGCTATTAATAATTTTAGATACTTCTTCATTTTCTTGATCAGTTAAAAAGTTTTCAATCTCATATACATCATCAGATAATTTTAATATGTTCATAATTACCTAAAAATCGCATTTCCTAGATGGCTAATATTAAGGCTGTTAACATTAAAATGACTTGGCAAAGATGAAACCCAAAGTATGGAATTGGCTAGATCTTCTGCAGTTAGAGCATTTTCTTTTTTCTGCTCTCCTGTATCGATACTTCCAGGGCAGATCTCAGTTACCTTTATCTTGCGTTCTGGAAACTCAAGCCTCATTGTTTCAACAAGACCTATTTGGCCACGCTTAGCATTAGTATAATTACCCCCGCCAGGATGAGGAACATTTCCTGCTATAGATGTTATAAAGATAATTGTTGGAGACTCTGCTTTTTCCAGACAAGGAACAAAAAGTTGAGAAATATACATAGGGCCAGAAACATTAATGTCGTAGGCCCTTCTAAAATTGTCCATGGTTTCTTCTATAATTCTTGTTGGACCAGCACCGCCACCTGCATTATTTACTAGAAGGTCTAGAGTAATATTTTTATATTTTTCGTAGAACTCCTTAATTTTATCTTGGTCTGTAACATCTAGACTATAAATTTCTACATTGTCAGAAATTAGGTCTTTCATTTTTTCTAAATTTCTAGAAACTGCAATAACCTTATATCCACTATTAGACAACAACTTTACCGTTGCTCTTCCAACACCCCTACTTGCCCCAGTAACAATTGCTGTTTTCATCTGTTGTCAGTTGGTTGTGTTCCGTCAGAAAGATCGTTATACCAGTGCATTGGAATCATATACTTAAACCCAGACTTTACTATGTGGGCTGTATGATGGTATGGGGGTGAAGATGGAAAAATTAAAACACTTCCTGCTTCTGGCTTAATCCCAATAGTAATCTTGCCAGTGTCTTTTGCTATTTCGTAATCTTCTTCAGGCTTTCCATGTATAATTGGGGCATCTGGAGAAGTGATAGTAAATGATATTTCGCCACCCTCGTAGTCATCATTTAAATAAAATACCAGTGAATACCTTAGTCTTTTATCTCCCTCTTGCTGGTCAAAGTGTGCACCCATAAATGTTCCAGCAGAATATTTCTTAATATCAAATACAGGAAGAATAATCGGTTCATCAAAATCTCCAAGAGAAGTTGCATAGTCTTTACAGACATTATAAAATATGTCTGTTACAGTTTTATAAATATAATCAAAAGTTTCTTTGTCTTTTGGTTCATTTACATTAGCCTCATCTAAAGAAACAACTTTTTGTGAACCATAGGTGTACATTTCTCCACTGCAGGTTGTCCAGTCTTGCCACTTTGTTATTGACTCTCCTAGATCCTTGGCTTCTGTACTCTCAAGAATCTCTATAAATTTCTTTGGGTCTGGGATAACGTTTTTGTAGTAGTAAACATTTTTCTCCAATATTTCTTTATTCATCTTGATCTCCTTTATTATTGATTCTTTCAAGTTTACCATAGTATTCTTCAAAACTAATAATACATGGAATCTCATTTATAATCCTGGCATTATTTCTTTTCTTGATAAAGGTGACTCGCTCATCTTCCATCTCTTGCCATTTTTCTTTTCCATACTTTTCTTGCATTTCTAACCACTTATCGCTACCTTCGTAGTTATACCTCCAATAGGTTCTAATAATATATTTTTTCCCTTTTGTGGTTGCATTAACCCCGTGGTAGTTTGGATGGTTAGACGGAAATACCATGATGTCTCCTTCTTCAGGACTATAGGAAAACTCTTTTTCAACAGTCTGCAAATTCTTATCACCAAAAATCTTAAAGTTAATCTCTCCACCAGTGTAGCCTTCGTTAAGATAAAAAACTGCTGTTATTCCAAACTTTACCCCTGGCATATGCTCTAACTCTCTTTGATAATCTGTGTGATATGACATATTATATGCAGCATCTTCCTGCTGATCATACATAGCGATATTCCACCCTGAGTAAATCCAGTTATCAAACTCTACTTTATTTTCTTCTGCATAAAGTTTTGTGACTTCATAAAACAAGTCGTTTATTTGATTTTCAAAATAAACATCAGAGTCAGTTTTCTTGCGATCAATATGATATTCAGATATTTGTTTTTTAAAATCTTCTACATTTGGGAAACTTGAAAATTGACAACTGTGCTCAGATACAGAGGCATTAGTACCAAATAAATACCAGTCTTGCCAATCTCTATTTTTTTCAAAATACTCAATAAGATCTTTGCTATTTTTTAAAGCATTTTTAAAAATCCAAATGTTGTGTATTTTTTCAATGTTACATATGTCCATATGCTTCCTGATCTTCGTTTAGTTCCATATCATTATGTATCCAGTGACTCGGGACCATATACTTAAAGTTGCTTTTTACTAGATGTGCTGTGTGATAATATGGAGCAGAAGATGGAAAAATAATAATACTTCCTGCTTTTGGCTTAAGACCAAACTGTATTTTTCCTTTACCTAAAGCCTCTTCATAGTCTAACTCTGGAGCAGGAACCTTGTTAACATCCTCATAATCTGACAACAAGAATGATATCTCCCCTCCTTCAAAATCATCGTTTAGATACATTACAAGAGAGTATCTAAGAGTTTTATCTCCATCTAACTGATCAAAGTGAGATCCCATTCCAATGCCCGAGTTATATTTTTTAATATTAAATGTTGGAAATAGGCGTGGCTCATCGTTATCTCCAATTGTCTTGGCATAGTCTGCAGATACATCATAAAAAGACTCCATAATATTTTTATAAATATATGTCATTTTTTCTTTATACTCTGGATCTATAAGTATATTATTTATTTGATTTATGTCAAAGGTTTTGGTTTTGCCATAAAGAAAACTTTTATCGTTAGATGCTGTCCAATCTAGCCAAGTTTCTTTCCCATACTCTTTATCAAGAGCATCAACTTCATCTATGGTCTGCATCAACTTATCAAAATTTTTAACACTATCTTCATAGTAGTAAATATTGTTTTCTATCATTACCTTATTCATAAAACCACCATTTTCCTAGTATTTGTTATTTTTATAAAAATCTATAACTTTTATAAAACCAACTAAAACATATCTTATTGGACCAGCCTCTACATGCTTAACTCCATGATTAAATTCATTTGTTCCAGGGAATACAATCAAAGATCCAGGCTTAGGCTTTATCTCTATGCCCTTATTGGTAAAGAATAACTGACCACCGTTATAGTTATCATTTATGTAGATAATTGTAGCATATCTGATAGATGGGTCTGTATCTTGGTCTGTATGAGCCTTTAACTGAATGCCCTCTTGCATTCTCTGCAAAGTTTTTAAACCACTTGCCTCCAATGACGGATCTGCTAAGTTAACAAAATGATTGAGCCTTTCAATAATTCCATGAGTGACGGGTTCGTTTTCAAGGTTATAGTTTTTATCTTGCCATCCTTGGGTTATCTCAAACTTTCCTTCTGCAACTAAGTTATCTACATCATCTCTACCAAATTTTTCTAAACAAAACCTCTTGAGATTTTGTGTATACTCTATGAACCAGTCCTCTTCTGGCAAACCATCAATTATGTCTGTGATAATTTTAAGGTCATCTGGAGATAAAAAATTTTCAACAACAATAACATTGTCTACAATTTCATTTACAACAAACCCACCACTTTCTAATTCCTTTTTTAAGAATGCAGTCATTTATTCCAACTCCTCAGCCTTGTATGGTTTTCCTTCTACATCAAGTTTGTAGCCATCTTGAAGTAACTTTTGCCACTCTTCTTTTTCAACTTTTTGAGCATCTCTAATTTTTTGCATTTCTTCTTTCCATTGATCTCTAAGTTCTTGTGGATAATCCTCTTCTTCTCTGTCATCCCAGAACGATCCAAGGGTATATCTAACTCCTTTAGTGATTAATGTTACTTCGTGCATATTCTTGTGTCCCCCAGCAAATGCTGCCAAGAGCCCAGTTCTTGGAGGAATCTCTATGTCATGGCTTGGAAATTTTAACAAGCCTCCTTCAAAATCTTCATTTAGATATAAGAATGCAGCGTATCTGCTTCTTTCGAAAGGTCCAGTATTTCCATGCTCGTCTGTGTTATCTGAGTGCAGTCGTGCATATGCTCCTGGCTCCCACTTTTGTGTATGATAACCAATCTGAACAACCTTTTCTCTAGGTATCTCATGAACAGATGAAACAGCATCAACTATTCCACTTTTAACATCAGAGAAAAATTTTGATGACAAGCCAAACTCTTCTAGTTCTGTATCTCCATCTTGTGGCAAAACAGAGGAGTATGATTCATAAAAAGATATTGGTGTCCAACTGATCTTCTCGTTAGCAGCCTGAGCGTCTAAAACCTGAATTGCTTTTTTGCACTCTTCTTCATTTAAAAAGTTTTCAAAAAGAATAATGTCTTCTGTTAGTCTTACTTTGTTGTCTAGGTTCATTTTATCCTTCTTTCGTTTTGTGCGCTCCACTTGTTTGGATGTTCAGACCTAAACTTTTCCATTATCTCTGGCTGCATTCCTGCCCATACTTCTTTACCAAACTCTTCTTCTTTTTCAAACCATTCATCATCACCAAGAGAATACTTCATCCAATACATTCTAGAAATATACTTGTTTGTTCCTTTTGCAGGCATTACCCCATGAATATAAACAGACCCATTTTTTGTTAATATGTCTGGGTGACCCGATGGGAAAACCAAAAAATCTCCTGCTTCTGGCTTATACATAAACGCTTCACCATCTACGATAAAGTCAATTTCTCCGCCTTCATAGTCATCATTAAAATAGGCAAGTGCGGTAATCGCAAACTTGTATCCTGGGCTTACTATTGGCTCTCTAATATAATCAGAATGATACGTCATTGCCACTTCACCCTCTATGTCTGTTCTGTATCTTGCTATTGATGGACCAGTCATCACCCAGTCTTTTGTCTCGGATCCATCTTTTGCTGTTATTGATTTTTCTTGATTAAAATCAATACCGTGCTTAAGAATATAGTCTCCTGTTACTGTATAAAAACCCTTAAGCAATTCAAGAATTGCTCTTTTTTGACTATCTTGCTTTTCTGTTTTAGTTTCTATCTTTTCAACAAGACTAATCTTTTCTAACTTATGTGGCAAACCTTTAAGTGTTGGATTTAGATATTCTCCAAAAATACTCCATTGTGTCCAGGGACTAAGCAAATCTTCTTCTTCTCCTAAAGAATTTTTTAGTGCATTGTAAGTATCTAAGATATCACTAAAAACATTTTTATATACAACTATATTAGGGTATATCTCAATTGATTCTATAGATTTTTCTGTCATGGCTGCTTCTCCCCAGTGTGCTTTGTAATCTCCCAGAAAAATGGGCAGGTGTATCGAATACCACTCTTAATTTCTGTTACTCCATGGATATAATTTTTGTCCCCTGGAAAAAAATATGCTGCACCCTTTTTAGGTTTAAATTGCACTCCTTGTAGTGGAAAGTATAACTCTCCGCCTTCGTAGTCGTCATTTAAATAAAATAAACTAGAAAGGTCATAGTTAGGAAAATCATTTGGTGTTCCAGCATCTGGACCCTCGTGAAGTTCTTTATCTGCATGTGGATTCTGGAACTGTCCAGGTAACCATTTAACAATTGTTGTGCCAGTAGGAATAACTTCTACATTATAAAATTCTTCGACAATTGGCTTTAGCCTTTGAAAAAGTCCAGCAACTATTGGAGATATTTTAGGATCATTTTTATCTAAGGTTGGCTGAGTCGCTACTCGATCTTTCCAATAGTCTGAATCATAAACAACCGTTCCATTTTCATTTACATGACTTTCAGTTACATCCCAGATTGTTAGAGACTTTGCAGCCTGCTCTAAAAAGTCAATTTCTTCTTGTGTCATAAAATTTTCTAGTTCAACAATCATATCTGAACCATTTCCAAAAAATCCAGACGGAGTGAGGGATGGAGTTCTCTTTACGACTATTGCTTCTTGATTATTGTTCATCATAATATTATATCTCTTTTTTCTCTAGTCTGTGACCATTGTGGCCGATGTGTTGTCTATGACAGAAAGTTTTAATGTTTTTGCTTCATGCCTTCCAACAGTTTCATTTTTTTCATTAACTGCATCTCTGTACCAGTCTGTCCATTGTCCAGCCTGATTAAGTTTTTGCGCTGCTTCTCCATACTCCCTATTTGCTTGCTCACGAACACGATCTTTATCTATATATTCATTAATAACAATTTCAGTATTATTCATCATTGTAAGAGATACTGGAATTATTGTAGCAAGTACGGTACCTGCTTTTATAGTAACCTCTTTATTTGCAACTCTAGCCTTAATTGCAAGTGGAAGTGGGTTGGGGTAAAAGGATGTGCTGACTACAGAAGACATGGTTTCAAAATCTTCATTGAAAATGTTTACTGGGTTTATGGTTAATAAACTAACATCTTCATCAGACCTAAAAACTAAACCAGTGCTAAAACTTATTGTTGATTGTCCACGACCTGTATACATGTATGGTTTTTCATCTAAGATTTTTATATTTTCTGAACTTGTATCATTTATCCCGTTCCAAATAAACTTTATGTCGTCTTCACAAGAAAGACTCCAACCAACCATGTTCGCTTGTGTGACAGGAAAACATCTGTAAGCATGTCCTTGAGGAGTTACATCCATCCAATCTCTTTTAATAGACATTGGAGAAATAATAATTGGAGACCCATGCATTTTTTCAGCGGATAGATTAATCATTTTGAATCTGGGTGTCCCAACTTATTTATATCTGTCATGACTACAACACAATACTTTGTACCAGACTTCATAGGAAGAGATGCATGCTCATAAATATAGTTTGAAGGAAATACTGCTATATCTCCGACCCTTGGTACATGAGTGTAACCGTCTAGTCTTGGAAATTTTATTTCTCCACCTTCATAATCATCGTTAATGTATATAACGGCGGAAACTGTACAGTTATATGCTGGACCATGATCTGCGTGAATGTTAAAGTGTGTTCCTTCTCCTTCATACTTTACAAAATTAAAGGCTTCATAGTAAACAACATTTATACCCCAGTATCTAGCGTAGTCATCTATACAAAGTTTTAACTTTTCATATACCTCTTGATGTAAGTCTATAAGTTCGGCATTACTTTCACTTCTTGGACCCAGGTTTTCTGGTTTATATTTAAAGTCTACACAATCTCTTGCTCTTTTAATTGGGGTTGGAGAGTTTGTAACAGTGGCATCAGACCACTTATATGTTTTATCTTGACTTAGGTTTGATTCAAGAGTATTTATATATCTTTTAGCATCTTCAGTTGAAAACGTATTTCTATATATGTTTAAACCAATACCTGGGTTTTCAACAGTAATATTGTTTCCAAGTGATCTAACAACTCTGTTGGATGTTGTTTCTGACCTATCTTTTGTAAACCACTCATTATTGTTTTCGTCATAAACATTCATTATTCATATCTCCTTGGTTCCCATACTTGATTTTTATATATACCACCATCTGGAACTCTATACTTCATAGAGTTTTTATGATTCTTTCCAGCAATTTTAGACGGATCTTCTATTTTAATTTCTGACTTCCAGTCTTCTCTTTTAAAAGGTATTAATTGTGCGTAAGGGGTTCCTTCTGGAATAATTCCTTCAAACCCTTTTACTAAAAAGAAAGGCATTGAGCCAGGCAGATGAACCTTGTCGTTATCTATAATTCCAGAGGTAGTTAGGAACGGCAACTCATATCTATTAAAAGGCTGTGAGTACAGGATGCTATATCCTGGTGGGGTTTTGATTTCCCAATCTGAAAACCAAGCAAAATGATTTTCATAATAGCCTCTTGGATGTTCAAACTGTGGCATTTTTTGTCTTGGAACACAAAAGTCTTTGTACTTTCCATCAGCAATAGTGATTGCCATGGTGTTGGGACTTCTCTGTACAAACTCTATGTCGCAAGGAGTTTTTAATGTATAACCTGTACCCATGATATCGAATATGGCTGGACATGCTTTCCATGTTGGAATTTTACCTCCAACGTTTGGCTCTTGCCAATATTCTCCATCTTCTTTTTTAGCAAACCTGTCTGCTTTTCTATACCAGTCAGGTATAGTTTTAATTATTGGACCTGGCAAAGCATTATCTTCTGCCGTAATCCAAGACTTGTTTGACGTAAAGGTTATCTTGTTTGTCATGATCCAGTTTCTTGATACATTTCTGGCTGGTGATACTTATCGCTATAGTCAAGCATGGTAACCAAAGAATATTTAGTTCCATTGTCAACTGGCATTGCTCTATGAGAATACATGTATGTTGATGGGAATATCACTACATCCCCCGCAACAGGTGTGTAAAGAATGTCTTGATGCTGGAAATGAAGGCCTCCGCCCTCATAGTCATCGTTTATGTATGCAACCAAAGAAACTGTGCAGTTGTATGAAAATCCATGATCATGATGGTATTGAAAGTGATCTCCCTTTTCATACTTAATAAAATTAAACGCTTCCCAGTATCTTAAGTTGTGGATATTAAATTTTGCACAGTAATCGTCTACAACTTCTTTTTGCCTAGTAAAGCAGTCATCCCAAAGGCTAGACAACTTTTTATACTCTTCTGTTCCATCATCGTGAAGATCACTTTTCTTATACTTAAAGTCTACGCAATCTCTGTAGTTTGGCATTAATTCCATATACCCAACATATGCTGGCTGCCATGCATATCTTACTGGATTGCCATCAATTGTATTTTCTTTTTCTCCAATTACATCTTCCAGTCTTTCTGGAATGTTTAAATCTCTTGGCAGAACGTTGCTATAAACAACAATCCCACTACCAAGGTCTTTGGCTGTTATGCCTTTTGCTTCTAAAGAATTCATGATTTTCCCCTTTTTTTAATTATATCACAAAGTGTATTCTATGTCAGAAATCCACATAGGAACGCTATATCTTACAGAATTAATGCTGTCTACACGGTGTGCAAACTGGTTGTCAAAATCAATATCGTGTGAAGGAAAAATAATTAAACTATTAGATACTGGTGTGTAACTATGTTTCAAAAATGGAAATTGTAATATTCCATCATCTTTTAATGTAGTTAGATATAGCACTGCACTATACTTAAACTGTACGTTTATCCATCCATCATGGTCTAAATGCATTGGTACTATTGATCCAGGAAGATGCTTAGAAAGCCACATATTGGACACTTTAAGATTTTCTTCATTATACAGTTCAGAAACTGCATTATTAACTTTAGGGAAAATATTATCTTTAAATATACTATATAAATCCTTTAACAGTGATAAATCTTCGTTTGAGTCTTGCCAACAAAAATCTTTACCAAATCTTATAGCAAATCTTTTATTATTTTGATCTGATGCAAATATTTCTTGATTGTTATCAATAAAATCAACTATTAACTTATTAGTATTATCATCAATAAAGTTTTCAATTACATTAATATGTTTCAAAAAAATACTCCTTTTTTTTAATTATATCACAGTGCCTTAAATCTTTACTATTCATATAAAGAATATTCTTTTGGTGCTGCCCAAAGAGCAATACTATATCTTGGACTTTTTATTTCTTTTACCTCATGCATAAACTGATAGTCAAAGTCTATAGATTTTGATGGGAAAAGCAACAACTCGCCAGCAACTGGAGTGTAGGTAAAATTAATAAAGGGGAATTCTATAACTCCGTCATTCTGAAGAGATGTTAAGTATAGAACAGCACTATGAGAAAAGTGAGTATTTTCACCCTCATCTGTGTCTTCGTGCATGGCCACCTTAGATCCTGGCTCATGCTTTGATATCCAGAAACTAGAAACAACTAGATCTTCGTTATAAAACTCTTTTATTTTTTTTAACATATTGATGAAAATTTTTTCTTCAAGAGTATCTATAATTTTATAAAGAGGACTTAGGTCTTTTGTACAGTCTTCCCAAAAATTGTCATGCCCAAATCTCCATACATATCTTTTGTTATCTTGATATGTTACAAACTTTTCTATATTGCTATCTATAAAAGATATTAACTCATCAATATCTTTAGGCTCAAGAAAGTTTTTAACTATATTGATATGATTCAATACACACCCCCTACATTGAAACTATTATCGTCTAGTTGCGTTGAATGGGAACCAAGGTGGAGCGAATCCTGGGAAGAATGGTGGGAAGAACGGGAAGAACGGTGGGAAGAACGGGAAGAACGGTGGGAAGAATGGGAAGAACGGGAAGAAGGGTGGGAAGAACGGGAAGAATGGTGGGAAGAACGGGAAGAACGGTGGGAAGAACGGTGGGAAGAACGGACCGAATGCTGGGAAGAATGGTGGGAAAAATGGAGGGGCAACTGGAGTAACAGCATTAGATGCAGATGATGCATTTGATGTAAGTGTTCCATTGCTTAGTGTAACTGTAAATGTATATGCTGTTCCATTTGCAAGACCAGTTACTTTTACTGGTGATGTTGATGATGAACCTGTTATTGATCCAGGACTCGATGTTGCGGTATATGTAAGTGTACCAGTTCCCTTACCAGTGAATGAAGGAGCAGTAAACGTAATGTCTGCTTCTGCGTTTCCACCTGTTGCTGATCCGATAATTGGTGCATCTGGCTTACGGCCATCTTGGGAGTCTGTTATACCGATGTTTTGCATAATTGAATTATATCACAGTTTATTTGATTATCTTCGAGTTGCATTATATGGGAACCAAGGTGGTGGGAATGTAGGTGGGAAGAATGGTGGGAAGAATTGTGGGAAGAATGG